ATCTAACCAACATCCCTTACAGTTCCTGTGGGTTCAGACTCTACCATAGTTTGATATTGTATGCGTGTCATGTCCCATGCCATGTCTTTAACCTTTCTTTCTGCTGTCTTCTCATCGTCAGCATCTACTCTAACCCATGTTTTATAGGTTACAGTAGTCTCTACATCGTACTGTTTCATCCTTGATCCTTGAGTAAAAAATGTTTCTTGATCACTGTGATCTGATCTTCATACTTAGCGATCATGTTTAGCTCTTCTTCGATTGCTTCCATGACGTTGGAGTGTTCACCAATACCAACAGGGTTGGCTAAGTAAACTTCTACATTCATTTTGTGCTTCTGTATATCTCCTTGAGCATGAGCAAGAAGAGCACTGACCATTTGGTTTCTCATTTTTTTATATCTATAAAGATGAACTCTAATGTATCATCGGATAAGTTGTATGCTTCATGTGTTACGTCTTGTACATCCCACACTGAGTATACCCCAGACTCCCATGGTTTCTTCACACCATCCCATACCATGAAACAATCAGGAGGTACGACGAGAGGTATGTGTATCCTTCTATATCTATCAGGATAGACAGGAGGATCACGATGCTTAGGTAATTTAGTTCCTGCATAGAACATAGCACCTGTAGCAAATAATACCTCATCCCTAGATAGGATGTCAACCACTTGCTTATCATCTATTAATGATGTACGCACACCAGAGAATGCTTTACCTGTACCCTTCAACCAACACATACCTATGGGTTGGTTCGAGTATCCTTCAGCAGTAGGAGCATTCTTATAAGGTAGTTCAGTTGTCATACCCCATTCATATATGATGTCTAACTCTTCAGTTGTCAGCATCAAAATAATCCTTACGCATATACCTACCTAGTATATTATTATTATAGTATTTTGGCAAGCCATCTACTGACTCGGTGAGCACGTTGTTGAGGAAGAGTTGTCGGGTCTCTTCGTAGTTGACTCGTCCGAGGGTCTTGTGGACTGAGAGGATTTCTCTTCTGAAATTCTCTCTGCCCAGATCTTTAATGTCTCGTTTAAGCTCCTCAGAGCTTCCAAAGTATCGCTTCCAGTCTGATTCAGAAGTAACTCTACGCTTTCCTCCTTTGGGTTTTCTTTTTTGCCAGAAATATTTTCTTCCGATATATTGTTTGCCCGTGCTGAGATTTGTAATGCGGTAGACGAAACCGAAGAGATCATTAATATCGTCAGAAGTGAAAGCTGAACCTTTGTAGTACCAGGGATTTTCATAATCAATCGGGGTATCCATCGTCATCATCTTCACCTACATAATAACCATCTTCATCTCTATACTTATCTACGTCAGAATATACCTCCACCTTTAGTTCTGCTAGTACCTCTTCAAGTTGTTCAAGCAACTGCTTGAGTCTGTTTCGTTGCATAAAAAAATCCCCGACTACTATATGTAGCGGGGAATACTTTTAAACATTTTTCTCTCTATAGAGAATCATAGTCTCAGCATATATTAGTGATAGGAAAACTACTGAAGCAGCAGAGATCCATAGTACTTCCATTACTTAGCGTGAACAATACCACGATAAGTTAATTCGACCTCTTTTGCTTGCTGAGCTTTTTTATTATTGGTGTCGTACTTAACACCACGATAAGTGACTTGTGCCATGAGATTTTCTCCTAAAGTAATTGGACTTTGACATCCGTTCCTTCAGTCGGCTTTTGCGTCCTTAAAACACATTGGATCTGTGTGTGCAATGACAACCCTGACTATTTCTAATTGCTCAGATTTATCAGGATTATTTCTTGCGGAGTCTATAAGTTCAGAAGCATGCTCACAATCAAGTGGTGCTCCAATTGCTATTAGACTAAGAAGAATGTGATACATAAGGATGAACGAACCCGTTCCGAGTCGGCTTACTTGCGTCCAATGATATAAGCGTCACAGTCATCTGACACCTTAGTTCTCAAGTAATCAATAAGATACTCGTGAGCATCAGAGTTAAGATTCTTATCACTAAGTATCTCAATTCTGTTTTGATTCCATTCCGAACAAGACATTTCCCAGTGGGAAGCATTGTGTTCAGTAAGGAGTGATGCCAGTAGTGTGAGTTCTATCATTTGGATGAACGTAAAGGTATGTTAGCATACCCACACTATATAGTCAAGCAATTATGTAATTTGTGTTACATTTTAATCTTCTTTTAATAAGTTAGAGATAGTTTTCTCAGTTCCATCCATATTCTTAATTTCGTATAAAGAAGATCGCATGTATTTCCTCAATTTTTTATATTTTTTCTTTAGATTCTTGAGTTCATCTGCATTTACATCAATATTCATTTTCTTTTAGCCTTCTTTTTAGGTGCAGTTGCTTTTGTTTGTCCATCATAAGTTTTTGGATGGATAATGCCTTTTGTCCATTCAATTCCCTTGACATTTTTATACTTATCATAATAAGCATCAAACACATCGACTTGTGCAGATGCTCTTACAATATCATACTTAAGTTCTTCTTTGTCATTATAAGTAACAACAAAAGAATCTGAGGGCAATTTTTTATCATTTGCTTTGTCTCGTGGACATTTTTCAAATATCAATCTAATTTTTTCATCGGACATTAGCTTCGATTCCCCCAAACGATACTAGGATATGCTTCAGCAACATTTTCTTTTGTTATCTTATACTTGTCGTATAATTTTTTATCTTTGACAAGACATAAAATTTCTGCATCAAGTGGATGAAGTCCTTCAAGAATCTGAATAAACATAGTTTCTCTACGAAGACTCTTTAATGAACTATTACCACCCTTTACAAAGTTATACAATTTAGTCCATTCTTTACGAAGAGTGGTTCTACCTTGCTTCAAGTCAGTAGCATTTCCCATCGAAACTGTATCATTATATTCCATAGTACCTACAAGTTGATTTACTTTGGTGCTTAAAGTTCCAGAACTTATCTGTTCATCCTTTAAACTCGAATATGGTACTTCACCTGGTGGGAGTAGTGATATAACACTATCATCATAATTCCAGATGAATAATGCTCTTAGTGAATCGTGGTCATACTTTTTGAGTAACTCCACCTTTTTTGCATTTGATCTTTGCTTTGATACAAGAGCAAAAACTTCAAATGTAAATGGGTTAGGTGGAAGATCCACTATTGGTTGAGAGACATTTACTTTTGGCTTTCTTTGAATGCCTCTGCTTTCTTAGATGTCTTCCTCGGTTTCCTCGTTGTTGTCATTTTCAAACCTCACTGCGACGATTTCGTCTGGGATAATGTTTCCATTTGCATCATACATTTCTGGATGATTGTAAATGTTTTGTGGTGTTGTTTCATAAGAATGCTGTCTTGCGACCCATCCTATCACACCTCCGACCATTAATGCAAGTAATGACATTATTGTCGAAAGGGTGAGCGTTACTGCTAAAGTTTCCATGAGACTTCTCCACTTTTAAATTTTTTTGTTTTTGATGGTAAAAGAAAACTCAAAATTAAAATGAATATCTTTCTTTAATAAAGAAAACATTTTTTTAAACCTGATACCAAAAGGTTTAATATTTTGAGACTTTGGTTTTGTCCCTCCAAGTATTAGTTCTACTCCTTTATTTATCTTCAAATCAGACGATTTGTTCTTCTTTGAGATATTTGATTGTGTCAACACATCCTCCTAATTTTTTTCCGTTTAATAATATTTGAGGGAAAGTTGTTCCATTTCCAAATTCCCCATAGAATGAATCTTTATCAAAATGTTCATTAAGTGAATACACTGTGTATGATGCTTTGATGTGATCTAATACTTGAATGATTTTACCACAGTATGGGCATCCTGATTTTGAATAAACTGTAAAGTTTCTTAAGTTACTCATAAGTTTGATTTGACTAAGCAAAAAAATTATTTATTTTTGAATAGCCGCATAGTCCTTATCAAAGATTTCAAGACCTTTATCTGTAAGTACATGATGATACATCTTCTCAAAAACAGAGGGTGGCATTGTCACGATATGAGCACCATTGGCAAATGATTGTGAAACACTATTCACATATCTAATAGATGCAGATAATATTTTTGTGCGATGAATACACTGTACTCTAAACACCTCATCGATGTCTTTAATTAGATTTAAACCTGTAATAGAGTTATCATCCAATCTACCAACAAAAGGAGACACATAAGCTGCACCTGCTTTTGCTGATAGAATTGCTTGTGCAACATCAAAGATTAAAGTTACATTGACTCTAATTAAATTTTTACATGATAGTTCTGCACAGGCAAGTAAACCATCAGGTGTACAAGGAACTTTGATTGTTGCAGAGTTTGGAAACTTTGTTGCCAATCTAATTCCATCTTCAATCATTTCATTAGAGTCACCAACCACCTCCATACTAATATCTCTGATTCCTATATCTTGAATCTCTTGATAGACTTCCTCTGGATCTCTACCACTTTTTCGAATCAAAGTAGGATTTGTTGTGATACCATCAATCAATCCTGTTCCATAATACTTTCGAATTAAATCAGTTTCTGCTGTATCTAAAAATATTTTCATAAAAAAAATGAGGATCGTTTATGACCCTCATTATAACAAAGAATTAACTTTGTGTCAATATTTGTGGATTAACCAATAGATGGTGCTGTTAGTGCAACCTCTGTAGTCTCAGCAGATGCTAAGTCTAGTGGGAAGTTGTGTGCATTTCTTTCATGCATAACTTCCATACCAAGGTTTGCTCAGTTAAGAACATCTCCCCATGTAGGAATTACTTTACCGTTTACGTCTACTACAGACTGGTTGAAGTTAAATCCGTTGAGGTTGAATGCCATTGTACAGATACCCATAGAGGTTAACCATACGCATACAACAGGGAATACTGCTAGGAAGAAGTGAAGACTTCTTGAGTTGTTGAAAGAAGCATACTGGAAGATAAGACGACCAAAGTAACCGTGTGCTGCTACTATGTTGTATGTTTCTTCTTCTTGTCCGAACTTATAACCATAGTTCTGTGACTCTTGCTCTGTTGTTTCTCTGATTAGAGAAGATGTAACAAGAGAACCATGCATTGCTGAGAATAAAGATCCTCCGAACATTCCTGCTACTCCTGCCATGTGGAAAGGATGCATAAGAATGTTGTGCTCTGCTTGGAACACAAACATAAAGTTGAATGTACCTGAAATACCTAGTGGCATTCCGTCAGAGAATGAACCTTGACCGAAAGGATACACAAGGAATACAGCGAATGCTGCAGATACTGGTGCTGAATATGCTACACATATCCAAGGTCTCATACCTAGTCTGTATGATAATTCCCACTGTCTACCCATGTAGGCAGAGATTCCGATTAGGAAGTGGAAGATTACCAACTGGTAAGGACCACCATTATATAACCACTCATCTACTGTTGCTGCTTCCCAGATAGGGTAGAAGTGTAGACCGATTGCGTTTGAACTAGGTACAACAGCACCAGAAATGATGTTGTTACCATATAAGAATGAACCTGCTACAGGTTCTCTGATTCCGTCGATATCGACAGGAGGTGCAGCAATAAATGCTACGATGAAACACGCTGCTGCTGCAAGCAAACAGGGAATCATTAGGACACCAAACCAACCAACATATATTCTGTTGTCAGTTGATGTTACCCATTCGCAAAATTCTGGCCAACCTGCTAGAAGTCCTCCAGATTTGCGTTGTGTTGAAAGAGTTGTCATTAGTAAGACGTTTAAGTAGGGCTTCAAGGGTAGAAGCGATACATATTTCCAGCAATCCCTCACTACTGGATATTAGAGACGAAGTATTAGACTCCCTTTAAAGGTCTCGGTTAAAGGAGTTTTGTGTCGAAAACCGAACACGCATATATTATATATGCATTTGTTAAGTTTTGTCAACAGTAGCGTATGACAGTCTCTGAACCGCCCAATGATTTACTTCTATACGCTGCAATTCTATACATCACTTCGTGTGGTGTCATAGATTTAGTTTTTTCTTCTTCGATATAACTTGTACCTGCTAACGGATTGTCCTTAAACCAAGGATCAAACGGTAGTTTCTGGGGTGCTGGAATCGTCATTCGGAACGTGTGTGTCGTGTGGATAGAGTGTAACGTTCACTGTACCCTCATAAGTAGGAAGTCCTTGCTTATGATGATGCTCCAGTAGATGATCAATCTTCTTGTTCAGTTCGTGTAGATGTGTATGAATCTCATCAAGAGTTTGTGCGTGAGTGTCTACTGGTGGAACGTATGCTAAAGGATCGTTTTCAAATGTTGGTGGTTCAATATTCAAGTCAAGGTTTAAGTCTGATGTATCTACTGTAAATGTCTCAGGTAGAATGCCTGGTGTAGTAGTTACTTCGGTTCCTGGAATTGGAGAAGATCCTCCTCCATTTG